ACCTGTCCCGGCGTGGCGCAGGCGCTCGATCAGTGGAAGGCCCCGTCGAGGCTGGTGGACACGCTGGCGATCTACGGGCCGAGTGAGTGGTGAAGGTCGAACTGCTCATCTCGCGCGAGTTGTTGGAACAGATTCTGGTGCTCGGCGATCGCCGGATCGTCGGTGTCGAGTTCCGCGAGAGCGGATACGAGATCGAGCCGACCGCACAACTCGTCTTGACGATCGACGCGCCGGACGCACCGGAAGGCGCGATCGGCATGGAGCCGGTCCTGGAGCGGGCTGCTGACGGAACGGTCACCATGGCCGATCCGGGCTGGATCCTCCGGTGAGGGCCGCCGTCGTCGGTGCCGGCGTGTTCGGCGCCACCATCGCCGTGGACCTGGTGCAGGCCGGGTGGCAGGTCGACTTGTTCGAGGCCCGCGACGACATTGTGTCCGGTGCGACGGCGAGGTGTCAGGCCCGGCTGCACCGCGGCTACCACTACCCGCGCAGCGACTCGACCGCGGCCGCAGCGCGGGACGCGGCTCCGGAGTTCGCCGCCCGGTATCCGGAAGCGATCCGGACGGCGACGCACCACTACGTGATCGCCGAGGACTCGAAGGTCTCAGCCGGCCAGTACCTAACGTTCCTTGACCGGCTGAACCTGCCGTATGAGGTGGTCGAGCCCGAACAGGTGCACCACGCCCAACTGACTGTGCGGGTGCCGGAGTCGTATGTGGACGTGGACGTGCTGCGGCGGTTGCTGCGCCGGGACCTGATCGTGTCGGCGGCCCAGATGCACCTCGGCCAGCGGGTCGCACCGGAGGACCTGTCCGGCTATGACCTGGTTGTCGCCGCGACGTACGGGCAGCCGTGGTCGCGGCCGCTGCGGTACGAGGTGTGCGAGGTCGCCCTGGTCGAGGTGGGGCGGTACGACGGCATGTCGTTTGTGGTGCTCGACGGTGACCACGTCAGCCTGGATCCGTACGGCCGGGTGCACATGCTGTACGACGTGGCCAACTCGGTGCACTTCGCCGAGGTCGGCTACACGCCCACGGTGCCGGCGCAGTACCGGCAGCTGGTCGACGGCTGGGGTGCGCCGAAGACGTCGCAAACCAACATGAAGGCGATGCTGGACAACGCGGGCCGGCACTTGCGCGGCCTGGACATGTCCGGTCGGGGTGTCGTGGTCTACCATGGGTCGATGTTCTCGGTCCGGGCGGTCCTGCCCGACGTGGATGACACGGATGAGCGGCCGACGCTGGTCGAGCGTGACGGCACCGTGGTGTCGGTGCTGGGTGGGAAGATCTGCACCGCGGTGGCCGCGTCGCGTGAGGTGCTGCGACTGGTCGGGGAGCCGGTACCGGCGTGAAGGTATCGGTGATCACTCCGACGTGGCAGCGGCACGACCTGCTGCTGGACCGGTGCATCCCGTCGGTGCAGGCGCAGACCTGGCCGGACGTCGAGCACGTGGTGGTGTCCGACGGCCCCGACCCGACCCTGCGCGACCGGCTCACCGGCGTCGACGTCGTCTACGTCGAGCTGGCCGAGCACCCCGACGACGACTGCAACTACGGCGCCTACTCCCGCAACCACGGCCTGATCGTCGCCGCCGGGGACCTGGTTGCCTACCTCGACGACGACAACTCCTTCCGCCCCCAGCACGTCCAGCGGCTCGCCGAAGCGCTCATCGCCCACCCGGACCGGGACTTCGCCTACTCGCGCATGTACCGGCACGGGCTGGATGACGAGATCGGAGGAGAGCCTCCCGAGCACGGCCGGGTCGACTCGTCGATCCTGATGCACCGCGCCGGCGCGCACGAGAAGTTCGGCTGCTGGCCGACCCCGTCGCCGTACGCGGTGGACTGGGAGTTTGTCAAGACCTGGGTGCTGGCCGGGGCGACGTGGGTGTTCGTGAACGAAGTGACGGTGGACTACTACCACCGGGAACACGATTGATCTCCTGGATCGTCGCCTCACACAACCCGGCGATCCTGGAACAGAACCTGCTGTCCACCCTGGACCTGCACGACGACGACGAGATCCGGATCGTGTGGAACGCCACGTCGATCGCCGCCGCCTACAACGAAGGTCAGGCCGGCGCCACCCGGCCTGTCCGCTGCTACGTCCACCACGACGTGAAGATCCTGGACTACCCGCGGCTACGGAACGGACTGCTCACCTGGGTCCAACCCTGGTCGGGTCTGGTCGGTGTGACCGGGTCGTGGTGCCGGGCGGTGCCGTGGTGGTACGGGTCGCACTGCGGGTCGGTGCTCGACGGCCGCGGCGGGCGGTTGGGAACCGGCAAGGGCGGCCAGTGCGCCTACCTGGACGGCCTGCTGTTGGCCACCATGCAGACGGTGACGTGGGACGAGTCGTACCCGGGCTGGCACGGCTACGACCACGACATGTGTGAGCAGATGCTCGCCAAGGGGCTCATGAACTGGTGCCTGGACAACGGGCACGAGTTGGTGTCGCACGAGACGGCCGGGTCGTGGGACACCGGCGAGATCCCCGGGTTCGACGGGGCGATGGCGCGGTTCCGCGAGAAGTGGGGTGCGTGACCGATGGCCTTGGGTGACAGTTACGCCACGTTGGCCGAGTTGCGTTCCCGCGTCGGCATCACCGATGCCGCGTTTACCGGCGAGGACTCGAAGCTGACCGCGGCCCTGGCCGCGGCGTCACGCGGGATCGAGAAGGCGGCACACCGCCAGTTCAACGACGCCACCTCCGCGTCGGCGAGGGTGTACTACCCGGACGGCTGCTACTGCACCAAGGTTGACGACTTCTCCACCACGACCGGTCTCGTGGTCAAGGTCGACTCGGCCGGTGACGGGACGTTCGCCACGACCTGGGCATCGACGGACGTGCAGGCCGAGCCGCTGAATGGGATCGTCGACGGCGAGACCGGCTGGCCCTTCTGGAAGCTACGGGCGGTGGGGAACAACCTGTTCCCGATCCACTGGGTGAACAGCCGGGCGCCGCTGCAGGTGACCGCGCGGTGGGGCTGGACGGCCGTTCCGGCGCCGGTCAAGGAGGGCTGCCTGATCCTGGCCGAGGAGATCTACAAACTGAAGGACTCCCCGTTCGGCGTCGGTGGCTACGGCCAGTTCGGCATCATCCGGGCGAGGCAGAACCCGATGGTGATGGAGCGCATCCACCCGTACATCCTCGACCCGATCCAGGTGGGCTGATGGCCAACGTGGTCGCGGTCCGGGACCGGCTCAAGTCCCGGCTCCAGACGGTGTCGGGGCTGATGGTGTACGACTTCATGCCGGCTTCGCCGGTGGTGCCGTGTGCGATCGTGTCGCCTCAGCCGGGTGTGTTCCTGACCGAGGTGTCCATGGACGGTGTCGAGGACCTGGCCATGGTGGTGACGGTGCTGGTGTCGAAGACGGTGGACGAGAACGCGCAGAACGCGCTGGACACCTACGTCTCGGCGGGCGCCTCAAACCTGGCGGACGCGATCGACTCCGGATCCACGGCGGACTGGGACTTCGCCATGTCCGGACCGATCCGCAACTACGGCCGCTTCGTGTTCGGTGACGGCGAGGCCGCACAGTCGTTCCTCGGGTTCGAGATCCCGGTCGACGTCGGGGTGTCGTAGCCCCCCAATGAAGGGACCCACCACATGGGTGGGCCCCTTCGCGAGCCGCCCGCTGAGGCGGCTCAATCCAGGTCCACGGGGTTCCTGGGCCGGCGACTCTGAGAGTCGTCTTGTGACCGCACGATACACGGCGCCGGGCGCGCTCGTCCGGAAGGAGTTGGCGCCCATGCGGTGGGTTGTCGCCCAGCCAGGTCCCGCGTTCTCCGTCGCCGACGTGTACGCCGGCTGGGTCGAAGCGCTGCGCGAACTCGGCGAGCAGGTGGCCGAGTTCAACCTCGACGCCCGGCTCACGTTCTACGGCAGCGCCAAGTTCGAAGACGATGACGGCGCGCGTAAGGCGCTCACACCCGAGCAGGCGACCGAGCTCGCGGTCAGCGGTATCTACGCCGACCTGTACAAGGTCCGGCCACATGTGCTGCTGGTCGTCTCCGGGTTCATGCTGCCGCCGGAGTGCTACCGCCTCGCGCGGGCGTACGGCACGCGGATCGTGGTCGTGCACACGGAAAGTCCGTACGAAGACGACCGGCAGGCGGCGGTGGCGGCGTACGCGGACGTCAACCTGGTCAACGACCCGACCAATCTCGGCCAGTTCCCGGCCGGCACCCGGTACATGCCGCAGGCGTTCCGGCCGTCGATGCACCACCCCGGCCCGGCCCGCGAGGAGATGGTGTGCGACCTCGGCTTCGTCGGCACCGGCTACGAGTCGCGGGTGGAGTTCTTCGAAGGCATGGACCTGGCCGGGTTGGACGTGACGCTGGCTGGCAACTGGTGGACAGTCGACGAATCGTCACCGCTGTACCCGTACCTGGCCCACGACCCCGGCGACTGTCTCGACAACGCCGACACCGCTGACCTGTACCGCTCGGCCCGGGTCGGGATGAACCTGTACCGGCGTGAGGCGGAACGCCCCGAGCTGTCGGCTGGCTGGGCGATGGGTCCCCGCGAGGTGGAGATGGCCGCGTGCGGC